AAAGTCAGGATATTCATCTGCTCTCACAGGCTCCCATCCTTCCCTCATCTTAGACATGACATTCTTACGATCATCTTGTCCTCTGATTTCTAATCTCACCCAACGATGAACATAACCTTCGGGAGGTGTAGGTGCGTCCAAAGCAGATGGGGGTGCCCATGGTTTTCTCGCTACTTGCTTTTCGCGAGTCTGGGCTTCGCGTGGTTGACGATTTTCGTCAGTCTTTTTATTATTTTCAGTCATTTACGTTGCTCCACGTTATTCAACATATTTCGCGTACTCTTCTAAAGGCACACCCAATTTATTTGCTATTGCAACCTGTGAAGGTGTGAGTCTCACAGTTTTGCGCCCTGGTTTTGCACTTCGCTTCGCTGGTGCTACCGTCTGAGCGGGTTGGCTCGTTTGAGTTTCTTCTTCGTTAAACTTATGAGGAAACTCTTTTCGAATCCTGTTATTTATCTCACTATAATATTCATCGCTTGCTGGGTCAAACCCTTCTGACAATAAATCTTCGTGAAAAGCAAAAGAGGTCATGGTCATAGCCTTGTCATTTCCGAACCAAGGATTCTCCTCTGCCCATGCTTGAGCTTTAGGATCTGGTTCAGAATATTCTTGAGGCTGTGGTTCTGGTCCTCTTGGTATATCTTGTGTTACCTGTTCTGTTTGCGCTGCTTTTGCAGTGCGCTCTTGATTCAAAGCTTGTACACGTTGAGCTTCAACAGCAAGAGCTGCTAGTTTTTGTTGTGCGTTCGTCTGTGCATCGATGTCTGCTTCTTCGTTTGCTTTTCTTAAAAGATTCTTTGTTGCTTCGGTTTCAGCTGAAATCCTATTGGCCTCAGCTACGATGTAGTTACTATCTAAATTCGTTTTTTGTTGTACTAATGTTTCGTTTTCTTTTTTTACGTTCTCTGCAAATTGCGTTGCTGCTTGCTCTCTTCGTTCGGCTTCCCTTAGTTTAGCGGTTAACTTATCGATACGTTTCTTTACACTTTTACTGTATTCTTCGTGATCGTCAGCTTTCGCTTCTTCGGGTTGAGGTTCTGGCTCTGGTATTACTTCCGCAGCTCCTTCGTCACCTAGTATAGGTTTTTCAGGTTGTTGCGGATCAATAGGTAAAGCTCCACCTTCGTCTATGTCAACATCCACCTCAGGGCCAGTATCATCTAACTGTACTGTTTCTTCGGCTGCGTTCATATTTAGTTTATGCTCAGGCATGGTCATTCTCCATGGTTATTAAAATTGATGCAGAATTGCTTCTGGGTCTGGAACCGTTGCGATAATTTCATCATCATTCAACAGTTTTATTTCTCCGCCCTCGATTTGTATCCTTGATCCTGAGTATCTTCCAATCAATACCCAGTCTCCTGGTTTGCACCAAGGGCCAGTAGAAAATCTTTCTCCATCGTACGCTTGTGGTCCGACTTTTAGTACATAGCCAAGCAGCGTTCCTATTTGCTGTCTTTCACGAGTCTCACTCGTTAGAACAATGCCGCCTTCGGTTTGTCCTTGGCCTTTGTACGGTAATATCATAATCCTCCACCCTGTTGGTGAAGGCAATTGGTCTAGTAGTTCTGAATCTAATTTATCAGGATCAAGCGTGGTCGCGTCTCCTTTTTTCTTACCTGACTGGTAAGCTTTCTCTAAAGCAGACTTTTCTTCTGCGTTTTTCTTCCATTGTTCTTCCATGGCTAAATTGCTTGGATTAGGCATCATATATCTCCTGGTTTTTCATTAGTTGTCGAATTTCTTCGCGAACGTAATTTAACGCCTCGATTTGACCAGTAAGATTCTTATAATGCTCCCAATCTTTGGTTTCGCCGTTTGAGAGTATTTGTTGAAGTTGCTGTTCTTTTTCATCTATGGCGCGCAATGCAGCGGTCGCGAATTGTAATAAATCTATGTCATTCCTCCTATTGGATAAGGGTTAGGGTTATAAGCTGCAGGAACGGGTATAGTTGTAATTCCGCCCATGGCAGGTACGCCAGCAGCACCGTATGGATTGTTCTGATACTGTCCGCTTTCGTACGGGTTATAACCTACGGCTGGTTGCCCAACCATGTAATTCTGTGTCATTTCAGCAGCTTGCTTTTGTCTTTCTGCTTCGGCAGCTGCAGCTTGTTCGGCAGCTGCTGTTTGCTCAGCTTGCATACTTGCTATAAGTTCGTTTAGCTGAGTCATGAAATCGGGTTGTGCAGGGGCTTCTGTTGTAGTAGGGATGCCTCCTTCTGGAACAGGTATAAATCCTTCTGGGGGTCTATCTAACGAGCCTGTAGATTCGTATGTTTCTCCCGTTAAAGGATTGTAATAGTAGCTCATCAAAGCTGTGCCAAATTGCATATCATCTTCATCCAATATAGTATCGTCCGTGGTCGGTTGGCCATTGCCCACGGCAGCATCAACGGCTGCTTGTACTGGATCAACAGTTTCAATTACTGGAGCAACAGTTTCAATTACTGGAGCAACAGTTTCAATTACTGGAGCAATCGTAAGAATAGGATCATCAGCAGCTTGTACTGGCATATCTCCACCAGAGGCCATAACAGATTTTATGGCTTTTTCTATCATTCTGTCTATGTCGCTATCCATAGGGGTGACTTCTGGCTCAACCATGAGTGACATGGGTGACGTTGAGTCAGAAGCCATAGTAATTGGTTCGTCTTCAAAAACAGACATTCCGCTTGTTCCTAAGGGTCCCAAGTCGGTAGATACCACATTAGATAAAGGCTTAAAAAAACTGGTGTCCCTTGTAGGTGGAGTAGATTTAGCTGCTATTTCTTCCATAGCAGGAGTAGCTGCACCTGGTTTTAACTGCCATCCTTTGTTCATGTCATAAGTAAAATTACCTGACATGATTGCGTCATTAGCAGAAGTGTATCCTGCTGATTGCCACCAAGTCGGAGTGCCTGGTTCTGCTTGAGGCATTTTCTGTATGCTTACGGGCATGACACTAGGTATGCTCGATAAATCTATACCAAGAGAGCCAAGATTCTCAGGCAAAAGATCTCTGTCGATTATATCTCCTCTATCAAATCTACCTAATGATGGGATGCCTATTCTCATTTTTTCTTCTCTCTATCAGCTGCTACTTTCATTGCTGCTATATCTTCTTGAGATTTTAACTTCTCTTCTTCGGATTGGTCTTTCTGTTTAAGCTTCGCTTTATCCAGTTTGATCCTCTCCTCTGCGATCATCTTATCATCTTCATTTTCTTTTGCACGTATTGCAAGCTCTTGTTGCTTCAATGCCACTACGCCATCGTCAGTAGATAGGACTTTTTCAAGTCTAGGCATGATCTCTTGCATCAGCTCTAATTCCAACTGTGCTTTCAACGCTTCTTTTGCAGGGTTAGGTGGGGGTGGCATCATCATTCCTCCTTGCTGCATGGCTGGAACAGGTGCAGGTTGATCTGGCATCTGCTCATTAGCTTGGTTCTGTGCTTCTAATGATATGTGTTGGAATATGTGCGACACCATCATAGGCACTGCTGCAGGGTTTGTCATACCTGCGCCAGACTCTAAGAATGATAAGTGCACCTCTATGTGTATCTGATGCGCCTGGTCAGGGAATGCCATGAGAGGTGCACCCATTAATGCTGCGCTGTTTTCGCTTGCTGGATCCATAGGAACGGGTGGGGGCGGATCAGGTGCGAACAACGCTTCAATATTTTCAGTGCCTAAGGCTTGATACATTCTTCTGTATGATTCTTTAATGTTGTGTATTTGTGGATTGCTTTGTACCAACTGTAGTTCTTGTTGTGCCAATGTAATACGTTGGCTCATTGAGAAAAAGTTAGGATCACTCACAGGTATCACATCTACTCTGTTATCAAAGTCTGCTTGTTTAATTTGCTGGTCTCCACCTATAACTTGGTATGGATATACAGGAGGCAGGTACTCTGCAAACAATCTAGTTAAAATCTTAAATTCTGTTTTCTGTGCGTAGTGCAATCTTTTGTGGACTGCGGACATAACTCTTGTGCCTTGTTCTAACAAAGCCATAGTTGTTCCAACAGGTAGTTCTTGGTTGCCTTCGCCGATCTGTAAATTAGTAATAGATGCAAATCGTTGTCCTGCTTCTACACAGAACCCTAGTAAACTCATTAAAGTTTGTGACGGTTCTTTGTAAGGTAGCGGTACTAATGAATCTCGTAATGCTCCGCCTGGTGCATCTACGTCTCTGAACTCTCCTGGTTCTAATGGAGTTTCATCGTCCCTGATTCTGAGTCCCCTGGCCTTAAACCCAGCAGGAAGATTTGCCAGCGTACCTGCATCGATCAATTGTCGTAGGGCTCCAGTAGCGGTTCGAGACAGTCCGCCAATCATGTGTATTAAGCCGAACCCATAGAATCCAAGACCAGGGAGAAACTTGTAATGTACAAAGTATTGTATTTTTGTTCGTAGTGGATCGTCTTGACGGTAGTTCCTTCTGATAGACAAGACTGCGTTTGACGCTCTGTCTATTGTAATAATGTAAGGCAAGTGGTATCCGTCTGGATCTTCAAAACCTGGTATGTCTATAGATACGTGACACTCCAACAGTTCATACATCATGTCGTTGGTGTTGGCACTCAGTCCTTCGAGCTCGTCTTCTTTGTCTACGGTATCACTATTGATGTTTGTTTCTGCAGGTTGCAGTGGTATGTCTCTGTAAAATCCTGCCAACTGTTGTGTTCTGATTTCGTTGTAGCTCATTTTGACCACATGTGTAACTCGTTCACACGTTTCTAAGTCACTGGCTGTGTATGGAACTACTAAATCTTCTACGGGTACAAAGGTGCTGACTGCTCTTTGTTTGCTTGGATCGTAATAAACTTTCTTAAATGCTGTTCCTGCTAGGGGTAAATAGAACAATAATTGATCCATTTCAGGGGTATATTCTTCCATTACCGTAGTAATCTGGTAGTTCATGAACTCTTCTACCCTACGTGCTTGATCTTCGGTCTCTGGAGTTTCGTTGCCCATGACTCTGGTTTTAACAGGGCCTTTACTTGGTAATAGTTCCTTGAATGCTTGCGCTTGGAACTGAGTTACAGATTCGGCGAGCATAGGATGGGTTACGCCTGATGCTCCTGGAAAAGGTCTGTCTCTGTCTTCGTACTTAAATCCAAGTAGGTTTAACCCTCTTACGTAAGCATCTTCCCAATCGTGACGACTTCCTTTGTCTTCTTCATAGTCAGTAATCAGTTGATAAGCAATTCGTCCTAGCTCGCCTTCGTCAACGTACTCCGCTAAGTTCGCATCGAATGGTGTGGTGTCTATAATTTCTTCATCAGGGAAGAAGTCTATCTGCGCACCTTCTTCAGACAGCTCAACAGCGATATCGCCTTCACCTATTTCCATGGGTTCTTCAATCTGAACTTCTTCGCCGTCTTGTACTTCTAGATCAATAAGATCTGACAACCTTTCTATGTTGGTTGGTTTACTGTTCTCTGCCATTTACTTTCTTTTCCATGTCTTCAAGGGCTCCTTGTACGTCCCCAGACATTCTTGGTGTTCCGCCAAATAGTCCTCTAAATGGATTATCTTCTGGATTGTAGAAGTCAGGATTTTTACGTTGCTCCGATGCACCAAAGTACATTCCTGCTCCGCCCGCTCCTATAGCTGCTATGGTTCCTTTTATTAGACTGTCTACTTTTCGCATTCTATTAAGGTGTTCTAAAAGTCTTCTAGACTCAGACATGGTTTTAGCCAGTTTCATTTCTTGTTCAAGAATTTTAATTAGTCTTTCAACGTCTGCGCCTTTGTCTAACAATTCTTGTGCTTTTCTAGCGTAACCTGCTTGAGAAGTTATAGAAGTAGAGCCTCTGGTTACACTGTCTGTAAGAGCTTGAGTATCTCGACCATATTTTGCAACCATATCGTCTAATTGACTTTGAGTTAGCCTACTAAACTTATCCCCTGCTTGCTCACCTGTTCTCATGGTTTTAAGCATTCTGTCCATTCTTGCTGATGGACTTCTGCCGCCTAAACTACCAATGCCTCTCATGAGGCCTTGTACTAATGGTCCTAATGCCATGTTGTTCTCCTAGTAAACGCCTGTGAACTTTGTTCCTCTCATTGCGTCTCCACCACCACGGCTTTTGCCTTTCCCGTCTCCAGGTTTGGTCATGGGTGCTTTCATATCAGTTTGTTTTGCATAAGGAACAAATCCTTGGTCCTTTATCTTTTCGCCTTTATCTGCCATTTTTAGCTCCTAATAATATTCTCTGATCCGTCTGGGTTCGTTTTCCTGCAGATCATCGTCCGATTCTAAACCAATAAATCCGCCCTGTCGATAACGCATTAGTGCTTGTGTTGTCGAGTCCACCAAGTCGTCATGGTCACCAAATGGAAACGCTGCACACTCTTCTACTAATTCTTCCGCCCAACGCGTGTCGGGTACGTACACCATGCCCGATTCCAACATGGGTGCGACCGCATTTACTCTTGCAATCTTGTCTTGTCCTTTGCCAGGTGAGTAGTTGACCACAGGAATACCCGCATGACGTAATTCGTCCGTGAGCGGTAGACCACTGGCCTTGGCTTCTACGATAACTGTGTCGGGATCCCAGTATTCAAACTGCTTATATGCTTCTCTCTTGAGTGTAGGGAAGTCCCATCTACCTTTTTTAACATCGAGTAACAGCAAAGCTGGTCGCATCGAGTTAGGATCAGGGTAAAAAACGCACCATGTCGTAATAGCAGAAAAGTCAGACGTTTCTTTCTTGGTATATGCCGTGTCATACGACTGTATTACGTACTGCATTTCTGGAACTTCGTCTTCTTCCCACAATTGCCACCATTCTCGCTTCAAAATCGCCCCTTCTTCGGACGTTGGGTTTTGCATCCACTGTGCTTCCCACTTGCTTACTGGCAAAGATGCTTTTACACCCTCTAATTCTGCTAATTGCCAATATTCTGGCCATAATGGTTTGTTGGTTTCAGGGAATATTGCAGGGAACTCTACTACTTCCCACTGATCGGCGTGTTCCTCGCCTTGTTTGTTTAATAATCTGCCTGTTAAGTCCTTGATCGACCATCGAGTCATCACAATAACGATAGCTCCCCCTGGCTGTAGCCTTTGTCGGGGTCCAGAACTGTAGTATTCCCAAGCATTGTCCAAGGCTGTAGGAGAAAGTGCGTCTTGTTCCGAGTGAATATCGTCCAAAACTAGCAAATCTGCACCACGACCCGTTACCGCACCACCAATACCTGAATAAAACGCCTCGCCGCCTTTATTGGTTTCCCATCTTCCTGCCGATTTACTGTCTGCTTTTAGACTTACGCCAGGAAAAACGTCTTGATATAGGTCTGAGTCGATAATATCCCTAACTTTTCTACCAAAACGGAAGGCAAGTTCTGCAGTGTGCGTAATCTGCATGATCTTCAACTTAGGATTACGGCCCAAGATCCATGATGGGAAGAATGTAGAGGCGAATTCAGACTTTGTATGCCTTGGTGGCATGTTCACTATCAAACGTTTTATCTTGCCTTGTGCTACTTGCTCTAGTTTTTCTGCAAATATCTGGTGATGTCTGCCTTCTACAAAGTCTGGCCACATGTGATTGATATAGGTCAAAAAACTTTCTTGTCCTTCACGCTGTAGTTTCTTGGAATTTAGTGCTTCAGTCAGTTCTAACAGTTCTCTGGTGGCTTCAGGGTATTGCTCTGCTAGTCTTTCTAGATTTATATCAGGATTTTCCATGCCAAATATTTTGAAATTTTAAAATTTTTTGTGGCCAAATCGTTTTCAATGTTTCCTATGATGAAGGGGGGAGCCCCATTTGTCAAAGTTTCTGGATATTCTCTCCATGTCTATTTTTTTCTTCTATATACAACCCACTCGCTTCGCTCGTTGGGGGGGATAGGGTATAGATTCATTCTAATAGATATTATGGGCTTCGCCTGTTATTCATTAATATGCTATTAGATTCATTCTATACCCTATCCCCCCCAACGAGCGAAGGCGAGCGAAGCGAGCCACGGCCGACACACACGCGCAAAGGGTTGACTATATAAGATATTTGTGCATATATCCTATAGACTTATTGCATGCGCTTGTTTATTATGAATATAGTTTTTATATCAATTAACTAAAGGAGAAGATTATGAAACTAAAAATCGACATTGTTAATAACAACAATGTAGCAATAGCGAAAGCTATAGAACCTAATTGCACCAGTCTAGTTATCAATGGTGTTGTGTATATTGCTAATGGTCAGATACAGGAACACACACCTTTACTTGAAGACCACGAAGCAGAACACGGCCAACTGGTTGACACTCATCAGGGGTTATTATCATGAGTAAGTCAGAGCAATTAGCGAAAGAGTCAGAAGACTTAAAGTTCGCTTTGATAAGCAGTCGAGGTATTACGCATGATGCTAAATACCTTGACGTATCAGAAATTACTTCAAAACTTTTAGATCTTGCAGGAGATTATGGTTTGCTTGAAGAAATGGAAGAGGCTTTGGATAACGTAAGAGAACACATAAACAAATTGCAAAGTGCAATCTTTCAATGTGAGGATGTTTTTGAAGACGCTTACAAAGAATCAATTTTAACATTTGACGAATGGAAAGAATCAACAGATATAACATTCGAAGACTGGGAGAAACAATTATGAGCACTAAAGATATGTTAATGGAGATTGAGCAAGAGGTTGAAAACCACATTCAATGTGAATGTATTGAAGAGGTCTTTGACAGAGTTATGCAGAGCGCAGTCTCTAGATATGGAGAGGTTCTTGTAATGTCAGTGGTCGAACAACTTTGGAACGAGTACACCACCGACAAATATTATAAGCACTATGCAGACTAACCAACCGAAACAAGAAAGGGCGACATCAGTCGCCCTTTTTTTATTTGCCACCAAGATGATCCGTCCAGGCTGGCAGCCAGACGCAATCAGTCAGAACAAACAAGCAAGCAAGCACAAGAGCCATCAATTTTAAGCCTTTGGCAATCGTTAACCGATAAAAAATTAATGGCTCTTGTGCTTGCTTGTATGGGATAAATTGTATAGAATATACCCGTGTAGTTAGGTCGATTCCATTGATACTATAGAGCCTAGCTACACACTTTTATTAACTAAAGGAGAAAATATTATGGGAATGGATGTATTTGGGATTAACCCAGAACTAAAGTCAGACAGGCCAATCATGCCCGATTGGGATACTGCAACTGACGAACAGAAGGATAAATACTTTGAAGCGACTCAGAAATGGGAAGCAGAAAATCCAGGAGTTTATTTTAGAAATAATGTTTGGTATTGGCGACCTCTTTGGGATTATGTTTGTTTGGCTTGTGGCGACACATTGACAACAGACGATCTGCAAGCTGGTCACCACAACGACGGACATGAGATTGACGCAGAACAATGCGAGGTCATTGTCGA